CAGTAAACTTTGTGTCGTCTCTGACCTCAGTGATTTCAGTTTTTTGTGTTGGATAGAAACGGCCTTCTTGATCAAACTGCCCAGCAACCGCACCGTATTGAGCTGCTTCTTCTGGTGTAGCCGCTCGGAATTGATCTGTGGTTTTATTGCGTTGGGCTAAAATAGAACTCATCACATTAGCAGCCGACTGAGGATTGGCCTCAACTGCCGCAGCAATGTCCTCGTATCCATTTTTTCTAAGCCACTCGATTGTCTTGTTGACACGACCACTTTGCACTCGCGCCTGTCCTTGCTCTCGGATCGCACCGCCTGCACGCATGCTTGGCAGCATCAGCGGATCAAGAGCCGCCGCAAACGCTTCAAAGCGTGACAGTCCTGTTTCTGGGTTGCGCTGGGTTGCAAAGTCTAGGACGCCTTTTAAACCGCCAGTTGACTGCTTCATCTGATCTAGCAAAGAGCCGCCGACTTCAGGCTGTGTTGCTTCTATTCCATCCATGCTTGTATCTCCTTGCTGCCCTGCAAAATCTAGCAGCCCTTTTAGTCGTGATCCACGAAACTGAGCAATGCCATATGCGCCCTGACCACCGCCAGCAGGGTTGTATGCATTTGGGTCTAAATGTGCATAGCTTTCGGTCATTAGGTTGCCGACAATGCCCGACGCTTGCTCAGGTGTGAAGCCTTGGCCTGTAAAGTATTTATAAGCCTTTATAACGTTCTGCGGCAAATCTGGCACTTCTTGTCCCATGCCTTTAAACACTTCAAGCGCATACTGCTTGCGACGATCTAAGCCATGACCGCCAGCGCGTTCATACTTTTGTTCGAACAGCTCGGCATAGTCTTGCGGTGTGATTGCACCAGTAGACTTGAAAGCGTCCATTGTCCGACTTTCTGGCCCTTGCAGCTCGTACATCATATAGTCGAGCTGCGTCTGGAACGGTATGTTGTAATTCACCGCCATGTTTTGCCTTACTTATATCCGATTGCCTTACGTTTCGCATCCATGAACGGACGTATGACAGATTTCAAGAATGGAACCTTACGGACGACCTTAGCGACTTTCTCGCCATATTTGTCGTATGCGTTAAAGAACCAGTCAGGTGAATAGCCAATCAACCACTCGCGGAACTGTAGCCACTTCGGATCGTCTTCGCCGTAAACTTCACGAGCAACCCAGCAAAGCGATTTCATCACCGCTAATGCTTGCAAGCCTTGATACAAGCCTGGCTGTGCGCTTTGGGTTGTTGTTGTTCCAGCAGATGGAACTTGCCCTAACGCTGCTAGTGGTGCTTGCAGCGCTTGCTGTGGCGAACCAACATAACCTTGGTACTGACCGCGTGCTGCGTCAATAAGCTGCTGCTGCATTGCTTGCTGTAATAGACCTTGCTGCGCTTGCTGCTGCTGAATTGCCTGACCGATGTTGAACGCCTGCTGACCAAGCTGCCCCATCTGCGATGCACCCTGCATACGAGCTTGCTGCTGGCCTAGCTGTAGGTTTCCGAATGTCTGCGCACCCTGACGTGCAAATGCTTCGTTTGTCAGAGCCTCTGCAACACCATGACGAGAGCCACCGAATGCGCCTGCACGCGATGCCTGCAAGCCAATCTGATTTTGCTGCATCTGACGCTGACGCTCAAGATCAGCCAATGTCTGATCCGTAACAAAGCTAGAATACATGCCAGTGTCGCCGATTGCACGCTGTGTACCTTGCAAGGCTTGCTGCAACGCTGCGGCTGACGCTTGGTTTACGTTGAACGGCCCTTGCGGCGTTAATGGCGCAAACTGAGCTTGCGTTGGAGCTGTTGGGGCAGGGACTGCTGGCTGACCGCCCATGCCGCCTTTGCCGCTACCTGCTGGCGCTGGCGCTCCAAGTGCGCCTGAACTGCCGATTGCGCCTCCTAGTGTCGCAACCCCTGCTGGAGCTGCTATAAGACCTCCACCGCCTGCTGCTGAACCTGCCATTATGCGTCTCCTTTAACTAGGCCAACTGCAAAGAATTGGACTGTTCGCGCTGCAAAGTGAATAGCGCCTTTGATTGTACGTTTTTTGCCAGAAGCAAAGTCAATGTAGTTGCGGAACTCTTGGTAATGCTCGTGCGCTTTGCCTTGTTCAATCTTCTTGCGGCCCAAGTGACGATAGCCTCTGCGGATCGCTTCGCCCCACCACTTGTCATGCAAGTTGTGCATGCACCAAACGACTGCCTCGCGCTTCATGCTTGGTGTGAATGCACCTGAGTTGACTGCGTGTGTTGCAACTACGCAGCCGCCACCGCCGCCACCGCCACTGCTGCTGCTTCCACCGCCGCCGCTGCTGCCAGAAGACTTGGGCTTTGGAGCTGGTGCTGGGGCAGGTGCTGGTGCGGGCGCAGGTTTTGAGGTTGGCACGTTAAGTTTCGCCCCAGCAGAAATTTTGTTAGCATCTTTAATGTTTGGATTTGCCTTCATAATCGCGCTAACAGTTGTGTTGTTTTTCTTGGCGATTGCGCTAAGAGTGTCTCCGCTCTTTATGGTAGTACTCTTAGTTGAAGAAGAGCTACTTGAGGACGATGATGGACGCAAGACTGGACGCGGGCTTGATCCGCGAGTTGATGTTGTTGTTGAGACTGTCGGTGTCGCAACTGGCTTGGCTGTAGGCGTCAGCGTTGGGGTTGCTGATGTGTCGGTAAACCAAGAGCTGATGTCATACGAACCGTCAGCTTTACGAGTAGAGCCAGCAGCCTCTGCCATCGCCTCACCCTGCTTCTGCATTGCATACTCAGGAGCAAATGTTGAAACGCCTCTATCAACAATTTCACCAGTGATGCCAGGGATTGGCGTGAAGTCGCCGCTCAAGCTCCCAGTTACGAGAGAACCGCCGTAGCTGCCACGGCTGCTTGGGTCTGCGAATGTTGGCTCATTGCCCAACAGCATATTAGGAACATCACGCAAACCTTGCGCCTGACCTGCAAGTTGGTTCATGTAGATCGTGTCTTGTGCCATCTGCGCGGCTGGGCTTTCTGAAACCAAGAAACGCTCAGATGGTGTTAGGACGCGCGTACCGTCATAAGTTGGATCGCCGATCACATTACCGATCACGCTGACATTCTGATTAAACTCGGCTGGTGAAAGCGCAGAACCTGCCGCACCGCCAGACATAGCCAACTCAAATGCATTCTGATTGCGCTGCTGCTGCGCACCAGTGGCATAACCTGTGTAGTCAATCGGTGCTTGTACGTTGGAGCCATATTGGCCTGTAAACGGATCAATAAAGAAGCTGTCAATGTACGACTTCTGCGCTGGGCGGCGTGCAGCCAACTCAGCCTGAGCCTGCTCAAACATTGGAGCAGACGAGTATCCTTGAATGCCGCCTGCATACTCAGTAGGCGCAGGCATTCCATAAATGTCTTGCCCTGTCGGAGCTGCCATACCAAATGCACCCGCAGCGCCTGCCACGTTGCGCATAGATGCTTGCTGCATTGGTGTGAGCGCCGCAACGTCTGGGCCATAATAAGGCACATAACCAAGCTGCGAAATGCGCTCAGCCTTATTCAAGTTACGCTGTGCTGCTGCTTCAATGTATTCAGGGATTTGCACCTGAGATGTTGTTGAGCCGCCTTTACCGCCTGACATTATTCAAACTCCTTAACGTAAGAGGAATGCAAAGTTTTCCAACCGTGCTTCTCTAATGGTTTTTTCCAGCCAAAGCGACCAGTCATCGTAAGTGCTTCACATCCTTGCGCTTTGGCCCACTGTATCACATCTTCATGCATATCCAAAATCTGATCCAATTCACCGCCGCCTAGAAAGACATTCAGTACCTTTTTTCTGGGATATACCACAATTTCAGTGACGATACACCCCTTGTCAGCAGGCCACAACTGCATGTTCCCCTTGTATAGCCCCTCAGCTACATCAATAAAATCATGCGTGCCGCCTGAATACTCCAAAGCCGCCTCAATCCAAGGGCGGCAACGTGCAATCTCATCTTTGAACGTGTTGCTATCCATGTAACCTCGTTATCGCAATCGTAGACGCAGGCGCAGCAGGGCAAAACGCCGTTGCAGCCGTAGCATCTAAAAAGCCATTCGTGTCGCTGATCGCCCAGTACGCTTCAAGATAATCGCCAGCAGAAACTTGAAATATTGAGCTACGACTAACAACCAAGCGTGCGCCGTTGTTCTTCAATGTGTTCACCATTGTTGAGCCAGTAACATCAGTGCCATTAATGCGAGGCCAAAAGTAAAAGTCCACGCTAGACGATGAGCCTGCGCTGATCTGAGCAGAAAAGCTAATCATGTATTCGCCAGCTTCGTCAAACACAATGCGACTTGCAGGTGTGCCATTCGCAATGCCTGTTGAGATGCTAGAAGTGTACGTTAAAGCGTACGCTGTGTTTGCTGATGCAGCAGTTTGGTCTGTCGTAATCGCGCCAAGATAATGCCCATCCTCAAGCACGACCTGCACCCATGCGCCGTTTTTGGATACAACAGGATACTTGTTTGCACGATCCCACATAAGATAGCCGTCCTCAGACGCGCTTTCATCACCTGTTTGTTGCACAAGCGGAATGCGTGTCTGGCTGAGATACGTCATCAATCGACGCCCCCAAGTTTGCCAGTCTTCGCCTTTCGGCTCTGGTGGGCGGTTCTGCTGCGTCATCTACGACCCCCAGCAATCACATCAAGCCTATTGATGCCAACACGCCAGTCTGAATAGTTCACACCCTCTACGCGCATCCGAACTTGACGCCCAGTAAAGCGCACGCTTGTTGGGTTGCTCATTGTATATGGCCCATAGCTGCGCTCTGTGTCGTTTGGATAGAACCGCGTTTTAAACGTGGCATTCACATCGCCTTGCGTCTTTTCATCTGGCAGCATTTCAGTCACAGCCATGACCTGATCCCCAGTGCCAATGCGGAATGGCCCGCTTTCTGCAAAAGGTGTTAGGTTGTCATACTCCAAGCCAACTTCATGCTCGTAGATTTTCTTATCTGAAGCTTTAGCCATCATAGGCTGACGGAATGCACCGCGATCTGCACCAGCAGTACGATCTAGCTCACCGATGTACCATGTACCCTCAACATAGTTAAACACGACATAGCGGTTGTTTTCTGTTTCAGCAGATGATGGGTAGAACCACCAAATCTCACCGAACATCGCGTTAGACATGCCGAATGCTTTACTGATCTGCGCTTTGTTCATGTCGTTAAACACATAGTCTGACACATCGCAAGGCAGTTCAGAAACAGAGCTACCGTTGTATGTGTAGAATGAATTTGCGCCCATCCAGAAAGCACCTGCATCAACCACAACCGCAGCCTCTCTTGCAACTAGACCGCACGATGTGCCAACGCGCTCAAAGCCATACACATAAGGTGGGCCGATGTAGTTCGCCACATGCGCATCGCGTGTTGTGAGCAGCAAGGTCTGACCACGCACACGCATGCCCTTCATCAAGGCGCCGCTTGTGTTTAGCTCTAAGTCACCTGCTTCGTTTGTGACTGCTGGTGTCCAAGTTGTGTTGTCCTCACGATCACACCACTGCACCTTACGAGGATTGCCGCCTGCGCCCAAAGCAAACACAAAGCGCTCTTCAGTTACAACCACGCTTTCATTGTCCACTGGTGCATTCGCCAAAGGCTGCGCAGTTGGATACTGCTTCAGCGAAATGTCATCCACATCAAAGTTTGGCATATCTGCCGCGCTTGGGATAATCTCAATCTTTACCTCAGTATCGTCAGCCTTAAACCTAAAGCGGTTCTCGCCGACAGACAGCGTTTGATTGACCAGCACAGTTGTACTTGTTGTGCCTGTGACCTTCACAGTCGGCGCAGGTACAGTTGTGGCATCGCCATCGTCATTCGGATCAATCAGGGTTACGATAATATCGTGCGCCCAGTCTGTTGCTGTTGTGGTTAGGCCGCTCACAGTCTGATCTAGGTTGCCGTAGTTCTGGCGCTCAATTCTGTGGCCCGATCCAACATTTACGCGGAAGTTGTGAGAGGAACCTAATTGCTGAACTAAGCTATGGCTTGAGCCAATGTCCTGACGGAACACATGCGCGGTGCCAACACCTACTGCGGTTAAAGTAATAGCCGCGCCACCAGATGTTGCTGAAAGCTGAAACTCAGTTGCTGACGAGTTTACAATAAAATAGTTTGTTCCATCTGTTAGGCCACCGATAGCTGTGCCACCAGCAGCAGAGTAAACAACTTCATCGCCATCGCTAAATGTGTTCGCTGTGATGATCTTATCATTAACAGTGTCCACAACCGCAGCATCCTCACTGTCGATTGTAACGCTATTGTTTGCAGTCAGATCAATAGCTGCCCCACCAGACGTTGCTGAAAGCTGGAAGCCGCCGCCTGTGCGGTTTACGATAAAGTAATTTGTTGCGTCTGTTAGACCACCAATCGCAACGCCACCGCCTGCGCTATAAAGCACCTCATTGCCATTCTCAAACGAATGGATTTGCACGATGCGATTAGTTGCAACATCAACAACTGCGGCATCATCCCCATCGAATGATAGAGTAGCTTTTGCGGTTAGCGCAACAGCCGCACCGCCAGATGTCAGTGAAAGTTGGAACTCTGAGCCAGAAGCATTGACTATGTAATAGTTGCTTCCGTCTGTCAGCCCATCAATGTCTGCACCGCCGCCATTGCTGTATGTGACATAATCACCATTTGAAAAGGTGTTTGTTTCAACAATTTTGTCGTTTGCCGCGTCAACAACAGCAAGGTCATTTCCATCAAAAGTAAGGCTGTTGTTTGCAACTAAGTTTATAGCAGCACCACCTGATGTGGCTGCAAGCTGCAATGTGTTTGCTGTAGAACCGACAACAAAGTAATTCGTGCCATCAGTTAGGCCATCAATCGCTGTTGCAGGCGCGGCAGGTACGACATACTTAACCTCATCGCCATCACTAAAGCCATGACTTGTTATTGTAATTGTGTCAGTTGCCGCATCAACAATCGCATCGTCATTCGCGTCAAACGTTCCAATGAGCTGCTGATACTCTGCAACGCCGCCAGAGATTGACCAGTTTACGCCCTTTGTCCAATCTGTGTCTGTCGCAAATTCGCCATTCGTAACAAGCTCAGAACCTGTGGTGGTTGTTAAGTCCCACTCATAAATCACGCCATCGTCTTCTGTCATGGCAATCAGGTATTCGCCCCAAGTGTCAAACTGCCAGACTGTTGCAGGTAGAACGTTTGATGTGTCAGGACGCGCAACGCCCCATGCATAGCTGCCAAATGTGCCGCCGCCAAAACCAGTGAACGACAAAGCATCCTCACGGCCTGCTGTTAGCGTTGCTGGGGTAATGTGAAACTGCGTGCCTGCTGAGTTATATGCATAAAGATGATTTAGTGAGCCTGTCGCAATGAAACGATCTGCGTCATTGTCAGACCAAGTAATCATGCCGCGCAGCTTGTTTGCGCCTGCACTATCAGAACGTGTGCGCCAACCGCCGATTGGGCGCATCACACCGTCATGCCATCTGACTAAGTTTGCATCGCGCCAACGGCCTTGTGATTGTAAATCTGTTCCATTTCGGTAAACACCTGCTGGAATGTTCAAGTCGATCAATGCCATTGACGCACCTTTTATTTATTCAGCAGCTACATCCTCTGCTGGGCTTTTTAGTGACTGCTTCAATAGCTCCATAAAGCCATTTCTGCCAATCTGCATCTGCTCAATGTTAAACTGTGCAGAGCCTATCTTTCTGTCCAAATCCGCAAGATGACGAATGTAAAGCTGCTGCTCTTTCGTCATGTCCTCTAGGTTATACTCTACATCATCAATCAAGATTGGCGTTGTTTTTTTCTCTGCCATCTGAATTCTCCTTGGTTGGGGTTATGCATTCTCCAATGCTGCGACTTTAGTCTCTAGCGTTTCAATCTTAGCAATCGCTTCTTGCAATGCCGCCGTCAGCAATGGAACCAACTTTCCTTGGTCAATACCTTGGTAATCAGGGACGCTGCGGGTTCCCATAACTGGCTCTGCTGTTTCGCGCCAATATTGACCATCCTCTAAAGTTTCTGGCTGCTCCACATCTGTGCTGTGGATGATTTCATCAACAGCCGCCGTTAGCTCATTGCCTTCATCATCGTAGGTTGCTTCAACTGCTGGAGTATAAATCTCACCTAGTGCCGCCGTGACCTCGTATTCCTCGTCACGCATTCCATCTTTTGTGCCTGTTACGGCTTCAGGGACGGCAACCTCTGCCTCATGAGCCAAAAAACCATCAACTGTGGTTTCTGGGTCTGAGATAAAGTTAAACCGTTTTGGCGCAAGCTGCTTAACTCTTGCAATGCCATCAGTAAGATTGATGACGTTTTCTTTCAAACGATAGTCAGAAGATGTGTTAAAAGACGAGGATGTGTTGCTTATAGAAATCCCGCCCACAGTATTACCATTGCTTGAGCTTCTAAATATAATTAGAGTTCGTGAAGTGCCATCTGTGTATCTATGAAAGCGTGCGGCAGGGCTCATGCTTGCAGCGTCAACTTCAAGGTGGTAGTCCAGACCAGTGCGCCCGATACCCACGTTCCCGCCACTATCAATCCGCATTTTTTCGCTGCCATCGACATTAAATCGCATAGTCGTCGCGCCAGACGAGCTTCCATTGTCTGCTGAAATAAGTAGATGACCTGACAGGCTGGCAATGCGATGCTCAACTTGCGTCCCACTATCTGGGCCGTGCCACAGTTTTATAATTGGGCCAGTGCCGCCACTCAACGCCTCACCTCGAATAATATCAAGGCCAGCACCACTAGCGGAAGTGCCGCTTCCAAGGGCTAAAAACTGAGCAGCATCAGTTTTGACGTAACCGTTTGGGTTAAGACTAACTGCGCCTTTGCTGTTGATACGCATGCGTTCTGCTGGAGAGCCAGACGATGCAGTTTCAACAATAAAGTCTGACGATAAGTTTGTACTTGTATTTGTACTAGCTCCAAAGCCAATGCGCCCCATCCCTTGAAGGGTGCCGTTTGTTCTTTCTCCAACAAATTGAATGTTAGCACCGAAACCAACGCCTGTTGCCCCCGAACTTTTAGCTGTCAAGCGCAACATATCAGAACGTGTCGTTGTATTTGATGTTTCTTCTTGAAGAGAAAGGAAGGATGGCATCGAACTCGTCCCAATCCCGACATTACCGCTGCTGTCGATGCGCATGCGTTCTGCACTATCAGTCTCAAATCGCATACTGTTGTCAGTGTGGACGTAGCGAATAGAACCTTGGTCATTGCTTGCAGCATCACCAAAGTAAATTCGCCCTGTCGTTGTGGATAAGATTGACAAGCCAGTATCGCCTGTCTTCTCTATCACAAAATCATCCGCATCAGCGGCTGGCGCGCCAACACTACTTGAGTAAATATGAAGTTGACCTTCAGGCGAACTCGTCCCAATCCCGATCCGATTATTCGTCGTGTCAATGTGGAACGGAGAGCCATCACCCAGCAGCGTATCAATGCTGTCGAGGTTGGTATTGAGTTTCGTTCCCCAAGTGTCTTCAGACGCACCGACTTCTGGCTTAGTCAGGCCGAAATTTGTGGTTGTTGTATCTGCCATTTTTCTACTCCAATCAGGCGTCTATGCTATGCCGCCGAACTCCAATCTTTAGGTGGGGTTACGGGCGTATCTTGCCATATGCTTGGCAAAGTTTCAATCGGTACGTCTGCCCACGGTGTAACCGCAGCCACCACAGGCTCAAACTTCTCAATCGCATTTGCTGCAAATGTCACAGCAGGCGAGGATGTCGCGTCAACATTGCGCTCACGGATAAACGCAATCGACACCGACAGCGCTGGGTTGATCGTCGCGCTAAACTGATAGATCGCTTCTGCACGCGCAGTTGTCGTTAGCTCAGCTTGTGGATTAGCGTCAGCCTCACGCACGCGCTGTGCAGCAGCCGTGACGCTCAACGCAGGGGCAACACTGCTGCCTGCCTCTCTGACGCGCTCACAGGCCGCTGTGGTGCTTGCTGCGCAGCTTACAGCCGCAGAGGCATCACGAATGCGTCCCGCTGTTGCAGTGGCGCTTGCAGCCGCAGATGCAGCACCATCGCTCTCACGCACTCTTGTGCCAGCAGATGTGGTGCTAGACAGCGCGGCAGGGATAGACGCAGCAAGGCGAACACGAATGCCCGCCGATGCTGTTGTACTTACAGTAACTGCTGTGCTGATGCCTTCGGTAATCGTACCGTCAACACCAAAGGCTCTGGTGCCAAATGTACCAGTGCCAAAGCCAGTTCTGTAAGTTACGTCAGCCATTACGCCCCTTTTGCGAACGCGCCGTGATAAACTTTTTCTGCTGCAATTCTAGCCGCAGCAGCTTCTTCACGAGTTTCAAAGCGCCCTAAGTGCTTTCTCTTCTTGTTTATGTCAATGTAGACATACCACATATTTCTTTTTTTGTCATACGAAACGCCTTTTATGCCACTTGTGCTGTCGGATCGTACTTTTTGGTTCGCCATATTTTCTGATGGAGAAGCCTCTCGCAAATTTGACCATTTGTTATTCAGGCCGTTGCCATCAATGTGGTCAATGTACTTTTCAGGCCAACTGCCTGTCTGCATAAGCCAGATTATTCTGTGAGCCTTATAGCGATCACCTAACACAGACACGTTTCTGTACCTTGTGTAGTACTCTTTCTTTTTGTCCGATAACGTGCCAGCTTCTTTCCCTTTGGGCGTAGCGCTGGTGTGCACTCTCCAAACCAGACTTCCTGTATCAGGATTATATTCGAACAAAGCATGCGCCAACTTATAATCAATCATGTATCCACTCCATTTCTGATGTGGATACATATTCGTGCTACGCTAAGGTGATGTCAAGGTCATTTGTGGGTATCCTAAACACATCTCCTGTGTCAATCGCCTTGCTTGTTGTCAAAGCAGCGTGAGCAATCAGGTTGCCACCAGTTGATGCATCAAACACACCCACATGGCTTACTGTGCCATACGAGGCAGTCGCTGTAGGAAACTCAATCGCCGCTGTGTTAGACGCTGTGTCGCCAGTGACGCTGAAAGTCGCAGATTGACGCGCATAGGCTGTGCCAGATGTGCTAACCTCTGTCCCACTCGCGTCATCCGCAGGGTCAGTTGTGAATAGCGCCAAGTACCAAGCTGTGGGCCGTGTTGCTGCGCCGTTTGTGAAAACCCACGTTAGGACGCGCGTTTCAAATGTGTCTGAGAATGACATAATTAGTAACTCCTAATTCTCATGCGGCGTCCAGAGCCGCCAGTTTTAGACCGTTCGCCTTCTAGGTTTATAGCATTTATTGTGCTTGCGTACAAACTCGCCCAAACCTGAACACGAGCGTCATCCTTCAAATAAGGTGCAGAGTGAACCAAAGCGCCATACAAATAAGCGCTGGGGAAATACTCAAGCATCCAGTTTGTTGTGTTAGAAGCCGACAGAGCGTCCAACCGTGAGAAATAATAAAGCTCAGTCGTGTATTCCCCATCAGGCGTTGGATACACCTCAATCTCGCCAGCAGTGATCGCATAAAACGCAGGCTTGCCAGACGCATCGCCAGACTTATACCGACGATCTAGCATCTCCGCCTTGCTAATCAGCTCCAATGCACGAAAGTCGCCAGAGCTAATGTGGAAGCTAATCACCTCAAGAAAGTCAGAAGGAATGGCGCTGTACTGCGTATCAATCGGCGCAATCGCACGCTCTTCCTGACGCCAGTGCCGAACATTCATATTCATGTCGCTCTCAGCCATCGTGATAAAATCAGGAATGACCGCAGTCAAATCATCGCGGTTCAATGTATCCGCAATGCTTGCTTTTAATTCATCATAGGTTGTAAGTGCCATTACTGTAACAATCCTGTTCTATACAGATAGTCTTCTATCCTCTGCGCTTGTTCACTTGATACACCAGATTGCGCCAAAAGGCCACTTATTGGTGATGCGTTGGCTGCCAAGATGTTTTCTAGCTCCGACAGACGAGGATCAAACCGCGCATTTATTGATCTGATGTTATTGGGGTCAAAAACATTTTCCTCGTTGCCAGTTCTAACGCCTGTAAAACCTTTGTCTGAAAGAGCCTGCGTACCTCTCATTGATAAATCATTAAATCCAGAAACATTCTCTAAGCCATACTGCGCGTTTCTCATTTCACCATAAGACGCTGGGTTTGAGCTTCTTATGTAAACTGGCAGCACAGAGCCGCCTTTGGGTACAGCTTTATTGGGATCAAAGTCGCCTCGATTGACTTCACCAGCACTCGCAAATTTATTGGCTTTTCTAACGTCAGGAGCAACATAAACACCTGCCCCCAATTGACCTTTCACACCAGGTATAAAAGCAGTGATGTCAGGAGAAAAATTCTCATCTGAATACATTGATGGAGCTGTGCCATGATATTGAACCTCATCAATGTCAAACCCCATCTCACGCGCACGAGCCAATCGGCTTGCTTCATCCATAGGCAAATCATAATTTGCCGCAAGGTACTGATTTAACTGCGTATTTTTTACACTGTCGCCCATATCTAGCATCGCGTCAGTCACTTCCGACCCTCTGCCAGACTTTAGCATATTCAATATCTGATCGCCGCGTGCAGATACGTCTGATGCGACTGATAGGAGGCCAGCGCTTTTTGAGGCGTTGGCACCTAAAATAGTAGGATCAACAACAGCATAAGCTGGAATGCTTGAGTTCTCTAGTACGTCTGCCGAGCTGTAAAGTGCGCTGACGCCCTCTTTCTTCAAGGCGTCTTGAACTTTCGGGATATACGCAGCATCAAGCAAGTTTGTGCCGTCATACGACACATCATCAGGCACATCATAAATGTCAATCTTTTCATAAACACCATCAGGATTGTAGTCATGCTCAATCCCATGTTTGGTCAATATCTCAGACAATCGAGCCTGACCTGCTGGCGTGTCTATATCAAGAGCATTGCTAAAATCTGCCTCAAAGTTTGAAACAGAACTAAAAGGCACATCATCTGGCGCAAAATACTCTGCACCCTTCCGATCTGGCGTTACAAAGAATGGCGCATTTATATCATCACCATATCTATAATCACCGCCATGATAAACACGCATTGTATTCGCGCCCAACGATCCCGCAGGCTTAGCAACCGCACCGCCACCAAGCATAGCAGTCCCAGCAGTGCCAAACGCTTCGCCAATCATATCCTCTTGCGGTATCAGCCCCTGAGCCGCAGCACGAGGAGCATCAACGCCACGCGCCAACGGCTCAAGCAGCCCTGCCAACATAGGGACAAAACCTTCATAACGGATCGTGTCAGTTCCTATCACAGGCTCTTTTGACAGCAATCCACCCAGAACAGGCCGACGACCTTCTGACGCAAGTTGCGCATCATTGGCACGCACATAATCAAACAAATTGCTGAAAATGCTTGATTGCTCTCGCGCTCGGCGTATCTCGTCAGGTGTCGCCATCTACCACTTAACCTTATTCGCCCAATACGCCGCAGACATCTTGCCTTTGGCAATGTTCTTTGCATGACGCGCTTTAAACGACTTCGCACGCTTCGTCATCGTCTTGTCGCCTGTCTTGCCCTGCTGACCAAACCGTATGGTCTTCGTCTTGTCACCCTCTTTCGCCACGACAACATGGCTCTTTGTCGGATGGCTCGGCGTCCTCTTCGGCTTATTATAACCAGAAACGCCAACGCGGCTCAGTCTAGGGTCTTTCGCCATTACTTCTTTTTCTTCTTCTTTGCCTTAGCCTTAGAAACAGCTTTTAGATCAGCAGCCGTAATTTTCTTACGATTTCCAGCCATCGCTGCAAGTTTCTTCTGCTTCGGACTATACTTACTATAAGGCATCACTTTTTCTTTTTCGCTGGCTTCTTTGCCGTTTTTGCCGCCGCTTTAAACGCCTTGGCAGTCGGCGCACCTTTGCTTCCAGCCTTGCGCATCTTTTCGCCGCTGCCCGCCTCAATGCGCTTACGCTTAGCGTGAATGTTGGCATATAGCCCCTTCTTAGCTCCTGGCATTACTTCTTCGCCTTCGCCATGCACTTGCCCTTACGAGCGCACGCAACTGGTGTTGGGCAGCCCCTGCAAGGCTTAAACTTAGGCGCAGCGCCCATCTTTTTACTATATGCCATAAAAACCTCCTATGTTGCACCGACCATATCACACTACGCAATACCGCGCAAATTCCTTCTCAGCTCACCCCGCCAAGACGACATAGGCCCAGACAGCGCCATCGCCGCGTCACTCGCCATTGTCAAACAAACAGCATCTGCCAAGTCAGGCGATCTTAATCCTCTGCGCCTCATCTGATCCTTACTCTCAGCCGCCATCTTGCCAGACGACGTAAACGAATACCGAATGCCTGTCAGATCAGCCATAAGCTCATCGTCTTGCGGCAGCTTACACCCTCGATCCTCTAGCCACGCCTTTGTCTTAAACCACAGCTCAGTTCTCAAATTATTATACGTTTCGCCCATAGACGGACTTTCAGCCACATTCACACCCCTCACAGGCGCACCAAGCTCACGCAACCGATCAACCACACCAGAACCGACGCCAATGCTGTCAACCAATATCTCCGACGGTCTGTTGCTCGGATTTAGTGCCTCATATTCTGCCATCACGCGACCAACTGTCTGCATCAAGTCCAACCCACGCCAGCTCTTTATTTCCGTAATCACCGAACCAACACGCTTGCAAAACGCAGTCCTGTCACTACCAAACCGCGCAGGGTCAACAGCCCAGACAGGCCGACGCTCATCATCAACCTCAATATCCCTGTTCATCGCAGCATCAACCAAATGAAACGGTATAATCGTATCGTCATCAGCCAGAGGAAACTCACCCAAAACACGAATGCGGAACGCATTGCTCTCTTCCCCATACCGCTCACGCATCTCGTCAACGAACTCATCACTCACCAACGGACTATCAACGCAGCTCCACCGCTGCGTCCACCAAGTGTTCGCCATCCGCGTCTGGCTCTCATAAAACGTACCAGTTGACCGCGTTGGGTTGCTGAGAAGGATTGTCGTGGCATTGTGGCCCGACATACTACCAGCAGCAGCCTCAAACACCTTCTCAGGCACACCAGACGCTTCGTCAACGACAAGCAAAACATTGTCACTGTGTACACCCGCCAAAGCCTCTGGCGTCTCTGCACGCGACGTTCTGGCAGATATAAACATCTCAGACGGCGCAGCCGTCAGCTCAACTCGATCGCTCTTAACGGTCAAGAGGTCTTGTATTGGCTTCGGCAGCTCACCGATCCATCTTTTTAGCTCAGCAAACAGCGCGTCAAAAAGCTGTCCACTTGTGGGAGCAGTCACAACAACCTTATTCGGAAAACGCATCAGCAGATACCACAGCATCGCCCACGAGGCTGATGTTGACTTTCCAGTGCCGTGACCGCTTCGTATGCTAATCCGACGCTCCCCTGTCGCAATCGCATTCAAAAACTCAGCCTGATACGGCAACGGCTCAGCGCCTAACACCTCCTTAACGAACAGCACAGGGTCATCCATATACTGTAACGTAAACTCCTCAAAAGGATTGGCGTCACTCGTCATGCTCAATAACCTTCATCTCACGCTCACGATCCTCTGCCATCAATGCCTGGCGGTCTGAGCTGATCTTCCTAAGCGCATCCAAGTGCAAATCACCAAGGTTCAACGTAATCTCAGCACGAGGGCCAGAGCCGTACCGATCCCTATTCAGCCCAGCAGCCAACATCTTTCGTGCCTGCATTTGCTCACGAACCTTTGCAATCTGCGTACTCGATGCAGTCTCTGGAATGCTATCAGCAATCTCAACATTTTCCTCCATCATAGCATCCGCTAAAACCGACTGCGCAGCTTCTAATACACGAGCATACTCAGGAACACTGCGGATCGTCTCGCTCAGGTAGTTGCGGCTGCATTTCCATTCCTGAGCAGCCCAAGCCTTTAATGTCATGCTAGACGCCATCTCACGCACATATTCCGCGCCGCCCTTCTTGGCAACGTCTGCAAGTATTGTCTTTTTTAGCTGCTTTCCCGCCATATCGCCTCGCTTTCACAATTTTTAAAATTTTAGACCATGCTAGCAGTTCTGGCAATAGGGGTATGGGGGGGGTGACTGCCACGGCGCTCATGAGTGTAGGGAGAGACGAAACATAGAGCAGTGAGGTTGCGTGGCAGTCTGGCTTGATTGTAGCACAGGTGTCTGCGTTTTTCTACACACACATGCCCCCCCTCTTCCGCAGCGTTGGGGGGGGGTCTGGCTGCTCGGGTTGCAGAAAATGCATAGGTTACTCCGATAATGTCGATTATGTTAAATTCCAATAATGGCATGTGATATATAAATAAGGGCTTTGCGCAAAGCCTTGGCTGACTGAGCTATGCAAATTCCGCAATGGCACAACATATAGTGTTATCAATGTTGTAATTGAACGAGCGCTCAGGTATCCGCGCGTGCGCCTGCGCCTTGCCGTCGCTGTGTGTTCTGACGCGCTAATGATGCATGCCGAATGCTTCGCTGTTCTCTAAGTATTCTTTCATAGCAAAGCTGAGAGCCACTGCCATAACCTTCTTGCAGCTACCACCAAGGATGCGTTCGTTGATCAGCCACAGTATCTCTGCAACCTCTGCATCAATCTCATCCTCATCCATATCTGGATCGTATTCTACGACAAATGTGTTCATGCATTTACGCTACAAACAAAAAAGGCTCGGCGCAATGCCGAGCCAGTTCAGTGAGGCAGAAAATGTAGAGGGAAATGGGTAAATCTCTACATCATCAAGTATCCACACTATTTCAGAAGGGAATAGGATCGTCAAACAGTTTCCCCTTGATGTCGATAACCTCTGCGCTTGGGAATGATTTCTTAGCCGACTTCTCTAGCTCACCTGCCCAGTTGTCGCGGAACCAAGAGTAAGCCAACCCAACCTCACGCAGCGTTAGCAGCTCCAACTCAGGACGCTGCTTCTTTATCGTGCGCCACGATCTACCGTCCTTCATAACGCCGAACAGCTTGCCGTTTATCTCTACTTCCCAAACATCCGTAGAGGCTCTCTGTGCGCCAATACGTTCAGCCTCAGCATCCATCGCTTGCAGACCTCTTATCACGACCTCACATCGCTTCTTGCATTCTTCTACATCGCCTGCCTCAACTGCCGCATTCATCTTGGCCACCGCACTGCCATACTTTTGCGACATCGAGACACTGACCAGTTCAGGCAGCACATCAATCCCCCACTTCTCGTCCATCTGGATTGCCAGCCTGTCAACTGGAGCCAGAGCGTAGTCGCACATGATGGCATCTCTGGACTGACTGCCATGCAATATGCGATCCGACTTCTTTTGTCTTTTGGTCTGCTTCATCTGTTTACCCTCCGATTTACCACACCTTGTTCCACACCCCACTTCAACCTAAACCACCACCCCACCACACCTTGCATATATATATGCAGGTGGTGTGGAAGGGTATTTTGTGGCTTTTCTTCCACACTTCCACACCTTACCCACACTTTGGGAAAACAAGGTGTGGAAGTGTGGCTAGCAACTTTACACCTCGTCATGGTTCACCCACTCTCCAACAATCACACACGGTGCTTCGCCGCCTTTTCGTTTATTTGGCAGCTTGACAACTTGCAGGCTGCCAGAGCTGATCCACTGCTTGATGATTGCCTTCGTCTTTGCCACATGATTTGGCTTGCCCAGATCAAGGTCTAGCTCTGCCGCGACTGCCTTACCAACCCAGTTGTCAGCCTGTGCGTTTGCTCGGTATGCACCGTCTGCTTCCTCTGCCTTGCCGATTGTGCGTTGAACATTGTAGAGGTTCTTGGTTGTCACGCCGTCAAACAGATCGGGCAGCTTAAACTCCGTGGCAACCCCGATGTGTTCACCGTTTGCTATTTCGACGCTTTGCATACGTCTGTAGACTGCCTTGTCTGATGGCGGTGCGAGGTTTGCTTTGCCGTCGTCTATTCTGAAGATGCCGAGGGCTTCGTGTTCGTCTACGCCCAGCGCGATTGCATCGTCTGGTGTGATCCTGTTGATCACTCTGGCTGCCCGTGCTGCCCCAATGAGCGAGCCTGCACCTCTGACACTATCAATCGTTGCATCGTCACCGTTGCCTTTTCTGATGTGATGCACGAGCTGGACTGAGCTGTTTGTGTCTCTAGCGAGCTTTCTGAGCATTGCCACGACTGCCTGGACTGATCCGTTGTTGTTTTCGTTTACGAGGTGTGCTGAAACGAACGGATCGAGGATGACGACGCCTATTTTGTTTTGCTTGATGACGCGGATCATGGCTGCCAACATGTCATCGTTTGTGATGAGGCCGTCCCTGTTTTCTGCTGCCAGCGTGATTTCCATTGTGTCTTCGCCGTTCATGAACAGTCGGCCTTTGATGTCGTCTGGTGTCAGACCATAATGCTGCATGGCAGCGATTGTGCGCATTTGCATTTCGGACATTGGGTCTTCTAGGTTGATGACCCAAACATTTGTCTGCTGCTTAACTGCCGTGCCGAGGAGCGGCTTGCCAGTTGCGATTGCTAAGGCTTCCACGATGATTGCGCTTGTTTTACCGATCCCGCCTGCCGAGGCTGTCACGCTGATGTATTTTTTGATGTAGTCGTATCCGTAGACCCACTCCCTGCGCGGCAGCGTGAGCGCATCAAACATTTCATAGGGCGTAGGCCAATTTGGGGCTGTTTCGCTCTCTGTGGGGCTTTCTGACGGCTCTGTGGCTATGTTTAGAGCTTGGTTTTGCTTCTGCATGCGTTCTTTGATGGGATCGGGCGGTGGCGTCCATCCTTTGTCTCTTGCACCGTTGATTGCCTGCTGCACTTCTTGTCTTGTGTCGTCTACCGAGTAGCCTGACAATGTGAAGCTGTCCGTGATGGCGTGGATTTCCTCGTCTGACAGCCCTTTGCTGACGTATGAGGCGACGAGCCTGATGATGTTGTTGTGCCAATCATCGCCTGCCATGACGCTTTGCGCTGCAAGCTGCCGATCCATTGCTTGCTGTCCGAGGTCTATTTCTATGCCGCTTGTTTGATTGTTAGGCACTTCTTTTTTCGGGAATGCACGCATGAGGCGTTCAAACGGCTGAGGATCGCGGTCATTTGTGAACTCAGTGCGCATTGTGACGAGTTCAGGAACGTAGCCTTTGTCTTGCTTCTTTTTGTTCGGCCATGAGACTGTGCCTGCCACGCGCATGATACGGCTAGGATTTATGACTGCCGCGTCTGTCTGGAGACTGGCTGCTATGGATTTTTGGACTTCTTTCCATGCGTCCATGTTTTTGCAAGGCTCTTCCAGTTCCCAATATGCGTGGCCTCTGGAGAATGGCGTTGTGCCTGTCTTGACTGACATGGTGAATTTCGGCCCTGCAAACGACATAATGTTTTCCATTGCGCCTTTTGTGTCTGCGTCTGCAAAGCAGTAGAATGCTGCTAGGATGTCTGTGTCCTTGGCGGCTTTGCCTGCTGGGATGTCTTCGGCTTTGATTGGATCAATGGCATTGATGCACATGTAGATGTTTGCCTTGGCTGCGTTCATTGCTTCGGCGTGTTGGACTGCTTCGTCAATTTGATCGAGCCTAAAACGTGCTGCGTTTGTTGATCCAGATGTTGAGATTGCTCGTATCTCTAATAAAGGCTGACCAACTTCATTCCAATTCTTTGTAATTTGTGATATGAATTGCTTAATGATGTCGGACTTGGGAGCAATTTGCATTTTGTGTTCCATTTCCATTTTTTCATTACCCTCCCTGTGAGTGCCGTGGCGATCCATACCGCCACGGCATTTTTCTTAAAATTCCATGTCATCCGCTGCGGCTGCTGGCGCAGGTTCAGGCTGTGGAGCAGGTGTCGGGTCTGTTGCAATGCCTGCCGCAGCACCTTCTTTGAGGCAGTCGGGCTTGTCCACCCATTTGACGACTTCAAAGACAGGGTAGCATGTTGAGCCTTTCGTAAACTTTAGCTCTTTGGCTTCTGTCATTTTGATGAGCGGCATTTGGCCTTTGCTGGGCTGATCCTTTAGCTTCGGCGCGAGGTCAGTGAGGGCAGACCAGATTGCTGCGCCTGCTTGTTCCCACATTGCTACCTTGCCGCCGCCGATGGCGCATTTTACAGAGATGCCTTTTTTGTAGTCATCACCTGGCTTTGCCATCATTTGGTTGACTGAGGGGTTCCACTTCCATTCAGGTGCAACGCCTGCAATGCCTTCTGACTTTTGCCATCCTGTTTTGAGGGTGTCTAAGTCAATGACAAAGCCAGTTGTTTGAGCTGCTTCGTATTCGTCCTTTGCCGCGCCGTCGCGGAGATAGAACTGCTTTGCTCTGATTGCACCGTCCTGAGTGCCTCGTGCTGACCAGCCGAGGAAAGTGTTGATGTCAGACCCTGTGTTACCTAAGTCGATTTCAAACATGTTGTGTTCCTTTCACTTTGTTTGAGTTGTTGATTACTTGATGCGCCATACGCGACGATGATCGTCGTCTACCTTTTGCGTCATGGAGTATTCTTTTATTGGACGATCTCTTTCGCCGTACATTTGAGCAATATACTTACACAACTGCGCTGATTGATTGTTTTTGCAGATCACACTGTCACCTACTTGCATTGCTTCCGCTGTGTTCATCAATATGCTGCGCACCCCATGTTTTGGATATGGCACGTTCTTTTCAATTTTTAGCATTGTCGTCTTCCTTTTCTTTGTTGACGTTGTTGTGCGCGTGACCCTGCGCTGGGATGTCATGCACCGCTTTGATCGTCTGGCCTATGCGCATAGCGATCTGCGGCACGATAGCATTTCCTAATCCTCTAAGTCTGTCCACCCTTCTGGGTATCCCATTAGCCACTCGACCCACTGCGGGTTCAGGGAGCCAGTTTTGCCCATCTGGGCGTTCACTGCGTCTGGCAGACTGTTTGTCTCGTTGCGCCCTGCTTTGGCTAGTGTCTCTGGCGTTCTGCCGCCCTTGTAGTCCCGCGCTGTTGCTGTCGGCCACATTTCTGGCGACGATCCAAACTCTGTCTCGTCTGTGAGGCGCGTCAGCGGCACAAGCTGGAACAATGAACGGCCTTGCGGCGTAGCCTTGCCTTTCCAAGTCAGATAGCACCTCGTCGAGGCCCATAGAGACATGCCCATAAACATTCTCGAAAACGCACCAAGAGGGTCTTTTTCTTTGAACAATGGTGAAAATGTAAGGCCAGATATGTCTGTCATCTTCACTGCCTCTGCGCTCCCCTGCAAGTGAAAAGGGCTGGCAGGGGTATCCTGCTGTAATGATGTCGCAGTCTGGAACAAGTCCATCTGGGTCATTTGCTAATTCCTTTACATCTTCTGCAATCGGCACATCAGGCCAATGCTTTGCTAAAATCTTGCGGCTCCACGGCTCTATGTCGCAGAAAAGAACTGGGCTGCTTAACTCTGCCCATTCAAAGCCCAGCGCAAAACCGCCGATGCCGCTGCATATGTCCACATGCCGCATCATTCAAACAGATCAAACTCGTCATCACTCCAATAGTCGGGATTGGATGCACCGTCTGCGTCTTTTGCGATCTGCTCGTTGATGAGGTCAATGATTGCGTAGCGGCCCTCTACTGCCCCGCCTTTGCGGTACTCCACATGCGCTTTCATCTTGTGAGGCCAGAAGTTGATCTTTTCACCGCCAATTTCTGCTTGCACATGCCACGGTGCTTCGCGGTAGTTGGGGAAGTAAAACTCTGTGCCGTAATCGTAGAGCTGCACGATCTTGCGGAATGCTAGGACGTTTTCCATAAATAAATCGTCAGGGTCTGACTTCCAAGCGTGTGATTTGTAAAAATTATATTCCATAAAGCTCCTCCCTGATTGCTTCTGCTCCGTTCCAGTAAAAGGTGTTGGGATTAACTGGGATAACGCCTGCAATGTCATGTCTAGTTCCCGATCTAAGGAAGCGCTCCATTCTCGTAATCTGCGTCTTTGCTCTGCTAAGTAATTCATTCGGATCGCCGTCCTCTAAGAGTGCAGTTTTCTTTGGTGTAACGTAAAGGAATTTGACTGCTTGGTTGCCTTTGGCTTTCTGGTAGATCGCGCGTTGTAGCTGATGCTCTGCTGACATGACGCTAGGGCATCTGCCTGTCGTCTTGAGGTCTATGACAAGCCCAGCTTCTGGAAACACGAGGTCAAGAAAGCCGATGACAGGTATTTCATAATCGTCTGTCTTGGCTGTTATGCTGATCTTTTCCTGACCCTCTTCTGGAAACTCTGGCTTGCCGTAGTCTGCCAGTGCTTCCAGCGCGAGGGTCATGCAAGGCTCGATCATGTTGCGTTCTTTGGTTGTCTTCTCGTCACCGATGGGGAAAGTCTTGTCAAACTTCTCCAGAGCGGCGCTGAGAGCTGCCTCACAGTCGCTTTTGCCTGTCAGATGTGCAACCACAGCATCCTCTGTGCAAATGCCCCTCATTGCGGCTGCTCCCATTGGCGTGCGTCTGCCGAACAGATACTGCGCAACCCAAACGTCAGGCGCATTTGTCCAGAGGTTTATCGACGAGGCTGACAGGTGCTTGATGCCGTGCTTTGCGAAACCGTTAGTCATACTTGCCTGCCAATGCTTCTGAGACGCGGCCTGGGTTTACGTTAAAGACGGCTGCGATCTGCTGATGGCTGTCGTCAGGGTATTGCTTTGCGTACCGCTTAATCAGCCGCGCCATCTCTGGCGTCATTGGAACTGACTTGACTGATGTGCGGCCTGTAAACTCGCGGTACATCTCTTGCATTGCTGCTTCGATCCGCTGCCGCACTCTGTCGTCCATGTTGAACTCAAGTGCTTCTGTTAGGATTTCTCTCGCCTTTGGAATGTTAGCCATCTGCTCTCACCTTCTGCCAAAATTTCACACTGCTAAGTGTTTCCCATCCATACAGCGCAATAAGCGCTGCCTCTGCTCTGCCGTCATCTTTGACGCGCTTAAATAGGTCTGCGCAGTCTGGAAAGCGCTGCGTTGCTAGACCTCGTGACACGCCTTTATCGCGTGACAGCTTAAAATGTTTTTTCCATGTTGCGGGCGCTACATGCTGCATTGGTATTTTATGCGCTGCCACTGCCATCTGCGTTGCGCCGTATGTTTCTCCAAAACGAAACATAGACGACACGCCTTGACCGCTCATTGCATGCACCTTTTCAATGAAAGCTACATGTCTGTGTTCGCCCTCGGGTGTGAGCAGCTCGTGCAGTATGTGCATGTTTAGCTCTGTTTTGCCTTTGGCGTTCTTCAGCACAGGCATGTCGTGTATTTCGAGCTTCATGTTGGGCCAAAGGAATGCGACTGCACCGCTGTAGCCAGGGTCTATGCCTATTACGACTGTCATGCCGCATCCTTGGATGTTACGCCGTGAAAGTTGCAATAAAGGTCAAATGCCTCTTCTGTCACATCGCGCAGTGAATATTCGTTACCACTTGCATCTGACTTTAACTGCTGCACCTTCCGCATACGATCAGCCAATTCAACTCTGATGCGGTGGTTCCACTGTTCTTTTTTATACTTCATAGCAGCCCCTTATGTGTTTTGCTATTCCTAGCAATACAGCTAGTAATATTCCAAATCAAGCCCTGATTTATTTTCTTGACTGCTTCTAGCATTATTGCTAGTAAAGTGAAAGAAGAAAGGAAATGGCTATGAACAAAGACGAAATAATAGACGCGCTAAAGTATCAGATCGCTTTAGAGCGCAAGCTGATTGAACGTGAACGCGCAGCCCAAGACCGCATGCGCACACAGAACAGCGGCGTTAGATCAGGCAGCATCAGCGCTGATCTCGCAGCATACGACTTAATCTGCATGAACGCACAAGATCGCATTGCAGAGCATGAAAAGAAAATTGAGGAGTTGGAAAATGAAAGCTGATTGGCAAGATTATTTTATTTTCGGAACGACAGCCGTGGCTGTCATCACATGGACAGTCGGCGTGGTTGTCGGCATTTGGTAAGCAGGGAGAAAATTATGACATACCAAGAACCTAAAAAATCACTCGTATTGGAAGCGGTAGAAAAAGCGTGGGACGGCTCAAAGACGCACCGCGAGGCTGCTGAGAAATATCTGAAGATGCTGCGTGAAGATACAGCATTGCGTGAGGCTGCAACTGAGCGTGTGCTTGAGCGCATTGCAACTGAGGATGTCAGTCGTCGGTCACGCTCTAGCCGCGCTACATTTAAGCGTGAGGCTGAAAAAGTCACGCGCCAAGTTGTATTAAAGAAGGGCGAAACGTCTACACCGTCCGTGTCTCTGAAGAACACAGCATCAGTTTATGCCAAAGATATGTTTGAGCGGTTTATGCTGCCGAAACTTGGCATCTCTCTTGGTGACGCAACCCGCGACGATCTAGTGCAGGTTGTGCAGTCTGAAGAGGGTTTGATGCGCACACATAAACGCAACCATAAATTCTTCTCGGCTATTCTGAACAAGATGCCAGAGGATAAGATTGTCCGTGATGTATGGACGATTGAGGAGGTTGAGAAGCTGCACACAGAAACGATGGCAGCATAATGTTACAGGGGGTCATACAATGTCCGCAGCAATGCCATGTATGGCACGCCCCCACCAGTTTATTTGGTGCCAACAGGAGACAGCAGTAATGCCAATTTCAGATCGCACCAAGGGAAGGGTCATTCATTCGCCGCAGAATTGCTACAGACGGTTCACCCTTCCCAACCAGTTACAGGAGCCATCATGACCACGCAGCAATGCCAAAATCCGAACGCTCCATGGGAAGGGTCATTGATACGATGCAGCAATGCCACATGACCAAAGCCCTTCCCAACCAGTTACAGGGGGCCACCGTCCAAGCGCAGCGATGCCATACATTCGTCGCCCCCACCTAATTTGGGCCAATAGACCAACGCAGAGATGTTAGGATGCTTTCGCCCAATAACCAGAGGCCACAATCGAGACGCAGCAATGCCACGCCCCAGTCGCCTCGCAAATAACAAGGAAAACAAATGGACAAGAGATACGAAAACCCGACAATCGCAATGATTTACCGCACATG